CAAGGGTCTTTATATATTAGTGGAAGTAACTTATATCTAAAAGATTCTAGCGGAAGTACTATAGGAAGCATTGGTGCTGACTTTCGTTGGGATAATGGTTCAAACTCTACGCCCACGTATTCATTTACATCAGACCCGGATACAGGAATGTATAGACAGGGTGCAGACTCTCTAGGATTTGCGACAGATGGGGATCTACAGGGTTATATAGATGATAGTGGGTTTTATTATACAAGATTGGGATACACTTGGGGAACTAATACCTTAAATTATATTAATAGCACTACTAGTGGTGATATAAATTTTTACTCTGGTCCCTCTGGTGGCTCCACTGCTCTAAGACTTACATTAAATTCTATGGGAATTACCGCAGGACTAGCTTCAAGTTCGGGTACTAGTGGAATGCAAGCTGTCTACATTGATGTATCAGGATCATCACCAAACAGGTTTTATAGAATCACATCATCAAAAAGATATAAAGAAAATATTAGAAATTTAGAAATAGATACAAGTCATGTATATGATTTACGCCCAGTTAACTACACTTCTAAAGACACCAAAGTAGAAAACTTTGGATTAATTGCTGAAGAAGTAGATAAATATTTTCCAGAGATAGTTACGCATAATAAAGAGGGGCAAGCAGATTCGGTTGATTATCAAATGTTATCTGTATTATTATTATCAGAGATGAAAAAATTAAAAGACGAAATAAAAGAACTGAAGGAGGATAAATAATGCCAGACATAACAGTATCATTTACAGATGCACAATGGACTAGAGTAGTTGCTGCTTCGTCGTGGATAAAAAATGGACCCGGAGAATCCGGGAATGTTGATGAAGCGTACCTAGCAAATAAATGGAAATCTCAAATTTCTGGGCAAGTACAAGAGTATGAAAGACAGCAAGCGACAGTCTCAGACTTCTAAAATCATACAACATAGATACGATAATCCTCACGACACTCTTCAACAAATAGGAAATGCGTTTAAAGTATCTAGACAGTATATATATAAAGTACTGAAACAAAACAATGTTCCTAGTTTAAGAGCCAAAAGAATGAAAGATGCTCGTCATTGTAAAATATGTGGCGAGTTAAGTACAAAATTAGTACATGATGGTTCTTGTCATTTTCAATATTATAACTTAAAAGTAAACTGTCATTATTGTAGGGTTCCTTTCTACAGAAAACGATCTCAAATAGTGCAGAAATATAACCGAGGATATGATAAAATGTATTGTAGTGGAGAATGCTATCATACTGAACGCAGATTGTATGGATATAAACGATGATTTAATATACCAATGGGAACCTAAGATCCAAAAAATGGTCTATTCCTCTGAGATCGTGGGACTTGACAAGGAAGATGTTGCTCAAGAACTGCGAATAGCTCTTGTAAAAGCTGCAAAAGCTTTCGATCCTAATAACGAAAAAGGTGCTATCTTTCACACGTACCTACACACAGCTTTAGTTAACACTATTAGAACCCTAATAAATAAAGCTAAACGCAATTTAAAAACTAATACGGCTACCAGTATAGATTTAGTTGATTTATATGAAACAATTCCTGAAAATGTGATAAAAGCGATTATAGATCCTAACCGTTATCAAGATGAAGTAGACATAAACTTATGGGTAGATTCTCAAAACCTTGAAAATAAAGAGAAATTATTCTTACAATTGAAGTTAGAGGGGCTAACAATGGAAGAAATTAGTGATGATCTTGGTGAATCTGCGTACAAAGTACGGCAAGGGCTTAGAGAAAAGTTGCAAAAAGAGAGTGACGAAGATGCCTAGAAGAGTAAGAAGGTCAGGACGACTAATTCAAAAAGCTAAAAATAAAACGATTGATAAAAAATTTAGGGTTATCGCTAATGGGCACAATGGAGACTTCTGGACTCATGGTGAATACGCTACCTTTGATGAAGCACGACGTGAAGTTGACACGTTACCTAATTCTCAAGTAGACTATTTAATATATTCTGATAAAAATAGGGTGCTTTACACAAAGGAGAACGATAAAGATGGCTAGTTTTGAGTACATTGAATCTGCAATTATTCTTGGATTAGACAACAAAACTAACTTACGATCATTTAAACACACTGAGAGGGACTTTGCTAGGCACGGAGGTGCTTACAATTTTGTTGTAGACCACTTTGACAAGTATGGAGAGTTCCCATCTGAAGAAGTTTTACTAGAAAACTTTCCGGAACTTGACCCAACTGCTAATTCAGTGAACTTTGAGTATGCAGTAGAGCAGTTCAAAGACCAAGTATTGCAACGTACTATTATAAAAACAGTGCAAGAGCAACGGGAACTAGTAAAAGACAACCCAAAGAAAGCCTTAGCCAACCTAATGGTGGGGCTGACAGACATTGAAGTAGTTTATGATGAAGACGTTTTTTCTTATGATAGTGGTACTCTAACTAGATTAGACGAATGGAAAGAAAGAACTAACAAAAGAAAGCTTGGGGATGGCTTAATGGGCATTCCAACAAGTTTCAAGACCATAAATCAGACAGGTGTTGGGTGGATGCCGGGTGAATTGATATCAGCATTTGCTCGTCCAACTATAGGTAAGACATGGTTATGTGTTCATTCTGCAGCAGTATCTGTATTTAACAACCATAGAACGTTATTTATTTCTACAGAAATGCCTAGTACAGCAATTAGTATGCGGCTGGATGTAGTGTTAGCAAAATTGATGGGTTATAATCTGTCCCATAGAGCATTAAGGTATGGTGATCCGATAGATGAGGGAGAGTATACTAAATTTTTAGAAGAATCTAATGCTGGTTCTTTACTAGTATGTGACCATATTTCAGGTCAAATGGGTATATCTATGAATGCTATTGCAGGATTGGTTAGAAAACACAGTCCTGAGTTCGTAGTAATTGATGGTGTTTATTTGGTGGGCACCAGTGATACAAAGAAAGCTGCATGGGAGCAATCTCATCAATTATTTTACGGATTGAAAAATTTAGCAACAGCAACAAACACACCAATTTTTGTTACTACCCAAGCTACAAGGGATGCTGCGGACATGTTTACTCCACCTAGAGCAGATCAAGTAGCCTTTGGTGACGCATTAATAAGAGCAGCCGATGTAGCTTTAGCTATGTGTGGTATTGAACAAGATGATCAGAAACGTTTGGTTCAGTTCCAAAAGTATAGAGATGGTGAATTAGCTAGAGATACAACTGTTATGCAGTGGGCAGTAGACAATGGTAATATAGAAGAAGTTCCTGATTACAGATGGGACGAGTATTAAGCGAGGAGGCTTATAATGGGAATATTTGATTGGTTCAGTACAACTGACGATAATTCTGATAACAACATAGTGGTAAAATCTACTAGAAGTAAAGGTAGTGGTAGACCAATTATCGACATTACTGTAGGAGATATTAGAAAAGGTATTGCTACAGACGAGAATGGTTATCGAAACGAAGTTGTTTTATTTCTAAGAAAAAACAAAAAGGATAGATAGTGGTAGATTGGTACTCTATACTAATAAAATATGGAGTTGCCATACCAAATGAAGAACAAATAATTATTCATTGCCCTTTTCATGAAGATAGACGAGAGTCTTGTTCTATAAATCTTGATAAAGGAGTTTGGATTTGTTTCGCAGGTTGTGGTCAAGGCGGTCTTAAATACTTCATAAAGAAATACACGGGTAAATCTTGGGAAGAATTGAACGAAGACTTTCAAGTACAGACTTATGATCTAGAATTCAATTGGTTTGATGATGAGTTAGATGTTGAACAACTAGATATAGTTGATACACCAGACACCGTTTTAGATATTGAAGATAATCATTGGATTTATAAGAGAGGTTTTTCTTACGAATCGATATTAAAGTGGGGTTGTAAAACAAATAAGTATGATGATTTTATGATTCCTGTAGAAGATGCCGAGTCTAACATAAAAGGCTGGATAACACGCAGAAGATCGGCTATACCTAAGTATTTATTTACTAAAGGTTTTTCAAAATCTAAGGTGTTATTTGGTATAAATCAGTTATACAATACTGATGTTCTTTATGTAGTGGAAGGTGCTTTAGATTGTATGTGGTTAAATCAGTTTGGATATTCTAGTGTTGCTATATTAGGGGCTAGTGTATCTAAAACTCAGATTAATTTACTTAGTAAACTTAATCCATCTGAGGTGGTTTTAGCCTTAGACAATGATGAGGCAGGAGCGCGTGGGATAGAGAAAGCTACGGTTGACATGAAAGACCGATTTCTGCTATCATATCTAACGTTACCTGAAAATTATAAAGATGTTCAAGAGATTTATAATCCACAGACATTACGTAACGTTATGTTAAACAAAACAATATTTTAAGGAGTTTTACATGGGTGGTATAGCCAAAATAAATAAAGGGCGAGAGGATTTACGCCAACCGCAGGTTGAAAGACCTAGTACACGAGAAGTGTGGCTGAAGGATGGGGACCAGATATTTGCTACCTCAATCGCAACTGGTGCAGAAAATGACAAGTATTTAGACGAAGTGTATCTTTACACTTTCAGAGTTGGGAACAACTGGACTAATTTAATCAAAGATCCGAGTGTTGATGCCAGTTCAGTACCGGAAGATACTTATGCATCACACAAATTTGCTTTTTGGGCATATGTGCACAATATAATTCACACACGAAAAGACAGCAATGGTCGAATCATACCCGGTTCAGACGAATGGGTAGAGATTGAAGGACCAGCTGGCAAGAAAGTATTTAGAGAAGACGTAAAAGATTTTAAAGTTCTTTCTCTTGGGTTTGGTAGAGGAGACGCTAACTGGAACCAATTAGTTGATGTGTATAGTGATTGGGGTTCTTTAGACAAAGGTGTTATGCGTTTAAAGAGAACTGGTACAGGAATGTTAGATACTTCATATCAAGTAGCTGCTACAGCTAAAACAGAAGAAATTCCTGATGACAGAAAGAGTGAAATAGCTGAATTACCAGCAATTAAGGATTACTACATGGAGAGATACGGGAATAGTATCCCTACATCAGAAGCTCCTACAGGTAATGATGCCACTCTTTTCTAATGACCGTCGTAACAAACGAGGTCTTTACTGAAGAAATCAATAAACTACGGTCTGCTATAGAGGTAGAGCCGACCATAGTTGTTGACGTAGAAACAAATGGTTTGGACCCCTTTGGGGTTAACCAAATCTGTGGTATTGGTATAGGTCAGCCCTCCAACTCACTTTGCCAATACTACCCGTTTCGACATCATCTAGGGGAAAATTTACCCTTAGATAATCTTGTTCTGTTGATGGATCTACTTAACCACTCAGTAAAACAGTATATAGGTTATAATCTAAAGTTCGACTTGCATTTTTTAGAGAAAGATGGTTTATCATTGATCGATAAAAAGTTGATAGACGTAATAGTAATGGTACGTTTAGTAGAGCACTCGGACATAAAGGATTTGGCATTAACACCAACTGCGAAGCGAAATTATGGGGATGGAGCGGTGCAGTATGACATAGATACTAAAAAGCAACTTAGATCTAACAAATGGAACAAAGACTTTTCAATGGCTCCTCCTTCTTTTTTAGGGGAGTATTGCAAGAAAGATGTTGCACTTACCGCTAAGATATACAACGATTATCTCCGTAAAATAAAAAAGACGGATCAAATGGGTGTTTTTGACTTTGAAAATGATCTTACATCTGTGTTGTACACTATGGAAAAGCGGGGGGTAGCCATTGACACAAAATATGCCCAACAATCTGAGATTCTTATACTTGATCGACAAGAACAGGTAAAGCAAGAGATTTATAAGTTAGCTGGTAAAGAGTTTAATATATCTTCCCCAGCACAAATCGGGGAAATATTTACAGAGATAGGTATAGAATCACCTGTGAAAACCCCTAAAGGACAGGATTCTTGGAGTGAAGCCGCCTTAGTAAACATAAATCACAGGATGGCGGGGTTAGTTAGACAGTTTAGAACACTAGACAAGCTTAGGTCTACTTATATAGAACCATATAAAGATATAGAAGTTATGCATACTTCTTTTTGTAACTGGGGGACAGCCACTGGTAGGTTATCTAGCCGAGACCCCAACCTTCAAAACATACCTAGGAATCACTTCAAGCTGAAAGAAAGAACTTTAAATGCTGACGAGAAGGCAGAAGTCTTGGGTAAGATCGCAGCAACTGTTAGTGCTAAAGGCGGAGTACTTAATGGGGACTTATCTGACGAAGTTCTAAACACTTGGTCTTTTGTCGGAGACGAATCTTACAATGCTGAGGATAATTCTCAAATATCTATACGTAGGTTGTTTATACCACGTCCAAAGTATTCATTGGTTGGGTTTGACTATAGCCAAATGGAAGTTCGTGTGTTCATGTCATACTTTAGGAATGAAACGATTGATGAAATTTTGAATAAAGATGATGTTGATTTTCATAGTGAGGCAGCCAAACTAGCTTTTAGTGTAGATGAATCATCTGAAAAGTTTAAAGAGTACAGGCAAGCAGCTAAAGCTATTACTTTTGGTACTATATATGGCATAGGTAACAAAAAATTAGCCCAACAACTAAGCACCACACCTAAAGAAGCTGGTAGATATAAGAAACAATACTTTGAGGGTATGAAAGGTTCTAAAGAGTTTTTTGACAAAGTGGTTGCTACAGTGACTGCTAGGGGTTGGATAAAGAATAGGTATGGTAGACACTATCGAATTGACCCAAAGTTTGCATACAAGGGTGTAAACTACCTAGTTCAAGGCACAAGTGCTGATCTTCTAAGCGAAAGAATGTTAGAAGTAGACAAATATTTACAAGATAAAGAAAGTAACCTACTCTTACAAGTACATGATGAAATTATTTGTGAGATTCATGACTCCGAACTTGAAACAGTACCTTATAAGATTAGAGATATACTTGAGATAAACACATTAGAGATTCCATTGAAAGTAGATATGGAAATCTTTCAAGGTTCGTGGGCAGTAAAGAAAGATTTGAAACCTCTTACATTTGATGATCTTATAGATTGGGACTAATATGAAGTATAACGAAGAAGATATAATAAAAGAAATAACTGAGTATGTACAAAATACTTATGGAGAGCATTATAGTGAAGGAGATGTTCAAACTTTAGACTTTATAGAAGCGTGTGGCGATGCTGAAGCGTTCTGTAGGAGTAACATTTTAAAGTATGCATCTCGTTATGATAAAAAGGGCACACCTAGAAAAGATATATTAAAAATAATACACT